GATAACCACCTGATTGATCCAACAAGTCACACGACCACGCATCAAACCCAGCCTGCCGAAACGAAATACAAACCCTTTGGCTTTCTTCACAAGCTACCAGTATTTTCATTTTACATATGGCCGAAGGCATCGAATCTCAAACCAGTACTCATCCTGATTATCAATTGGAACGTGAAGCCTAACCAAAGCCTGATCATCCAATATCTCCTGAATAACTCCAATCAGAGAAAACCTATGCTTTGGGTGCCTACAAAGAACCTCTTGCCCGACTTGAAATTTAACCGTTATCATACCTCCCCCCTGTTCCTTCGTCCATCAAAAGCCATATCTCCTTTCTGATAGCATTTATCGTATTCGGGGCCGTACTTAAGATCGAGAACCCAACGAAGTAGATCAGATGCAAATCTTCCAAGGTAGAGCATGAAGGCTTCATCTTCAAAGTAGCCGGCTGAGATGAGGCGAACTATCCGCGCGTCCAATTCGTCATACAATGAATGACCATTGACAATCAATTGGTATTGGTGGAGAAAGACCTCGGTGAAATCCCTGTTTTCCTGTGAGCCACAATAGGCATTATGCTTCACCCTGGTCTCTATTCCATCGGTCAGGATATTCCATATGCGCTCATACTTGGATCGAAATGGTTCCTCCCGTATCGTGAACTTGGTGCATTTGAGATAGTGATCCCACATTATCTCGTAGAAAGGTCTTTGGAGCGGGTCCGCCTCACTTGCTTTCTTCCGCTTGGTATTTTTTAACCACCTCCCGATCCATGCTACCCAGGAATCAATCGGCCACTCATACCCACCGGGGAATTTCTTCTCAAGGTACTCGTCAATAGCATTCAATTCAAAGGGAACGTTTAACCCTTGGGGGTTCTTGATTTGCCGGAATTGTTCGATCGGGTCACCGGATGATCGCATGCCCCATTTATTATAGAGATGAACGAAGAGGCGTTCCTCCATCGTTAATTTATACAACTCTGGTGTTGTAAGATTCAACATATCATAAGCTCTTTGGTTTGATGTTTAATGATAATAGAAATTAATATTTCATTCATATATTTATTATCATTCATAGAAAAACTATTTCAAAGTTTCCATAGAAATAATTTACCTATGTAAAAACCTAACGCGTTTTGCGATCGAAAAGCAAATCAAAATTGTAAAAAGAAAGCCCGGACACCATAGAACATGGGCCGGGCTTAGAAACCTGAAATAAGGGAAGATTACGTCAGGTAATCGGCAATTATAAGGTCTCCATTTGGAGCAGCCCCGAATGTGATCGCGCAGACACTTCCCGTTCCATCATTTGCGATACTGTATTCGGAGGAGTCAGCAGGTGAAGAGGCTACTTTCTTGCAGCGCAATCCGTTCCTGAAAACCTGAACCCTATCGAAGAAATTGGAATTGACCGCACGGCCAAGATCGTATTTGGTGGCGGTGGTACCAGAGAAACTTTCTGAGTAGGCACGGAAACCACACTTCTCGATAATTACGGAATTCGAACCAAGAGCAGCGGAATCAACCGCGTCATCAGCGAGCTCAGCAGCACCGACAGCATTATTGGCGATGGCATCCGCGGTCACCGAATTGGTAGCCAATTGAGGAGCGCCAACACCATCATCGGAGATCTTGAGACCAGCACCGGAAACAGCCAAAGAGCCACCATCGAGATTGACCGAAAGGGTAGCGCTTCCACCAAGATCGATAGAAGAGTCTGTCGTCGCGATACCATTGCCGGCAACTACATTAATGGTAGCCGATGCAAGCTTGTTGTTCGCTACTTCGCCATCCCCAATCTTCACACCAGTGATAGCGGAATCAGCAATCTGGGCGGTTCCGATTCCAAGATTGTTAACCTTGAGACCCGAAGCACTCTTGGAGAGGCTGGATCCATCGAGGGTTAGACTGATCTGCTTTGAGCCACCCAAGGCGACAGCGCCACCGGGTACTTCGACACCGTCGGAACCCTGAATCGTGATCGCGGAATTTGCAAGCTTGGCATTTGAGATAGACCCGGCAAGCTTGGCATCGTTGATCGCACCATTGGCTACAGTAAAAGCGCCGGCATTGGACATCGTGACATCACCGGAAGGGGTGACATCGGCAGGACGGTTCGAAGCGTTACCAACAAGAAGCTTTCCAGCCGTAAGATTTGCAAGCTTCGCCAGGGTTACGGATGCATCAGAAATAGCGCCGGTCTGAATTGCATTAGCTCCGATATTGGAAGCCCCGATCGTTCCAACGGATATTCCACCAGCACCAACGGTAATTGTAGACCCGTTCGCCTGAACTGCAAATGTTGCGCTACCACCAAGGGAAACAGCGCCGCCACCGGTCAGACCTGATCCGGAATTAAATGTTACCTGGCTTTCTTCAAGCTTGGCATTTGTTACCGCACCGTTGGCAAGTTGGGCAGTGCCAACACCGGCCGATTTGATCTCGAGAGCATCCGATCCATTTACACCGATTGAGCTATTGTCAAAGTCTACGTTTAGAGTATTCGAGGAAAGAGAAAGACCCGTACCCGCTTGACGACCGGAACCGGAGGAGGTAAAGATGATCCAGGATTGATTATCGAAGCTGCTAAGCTCGGCGGATTGGAGATAACCCTCGTTTGCGCTGGTTCCCTCACGGATAAAGACGGCCGCGGATTGAAGCTCGGCAAATGCATCGGCATCGGCCGCTCGTGTCATCGCAGCACCGGAAGAAGCGTAAACGTAGATTCCGTCTTGGCTTCCACTTGACTGATTGGAAAGCAGAACGCGGTTACCGGCTGCCATCGTTACACCATCGATCGCGGCGGGCGCGCTGCTGATGTCAATATTGGCGCCGCTCCGAACACGGACAGACTCATGCCAATGAAGACCGTTGATCTTGTTGTCGACGTATTCCTTGTTGACTAGCTGAGTAGCGGATGACGGGGTTCCGGAAATGGTTGGGATTGCCGAGAATGCCCAGACCTGAGATAGATCGGCTTTTCCCGGGGTTACTGCCGAATTGGCAAGCTTGTTTGTTTCGACTGCGGCGTTTTTAATCTGATCCGCGATGATTTGAATGGCCATGAAGAATGTCCTTTGATTTACAATGGTTGGAAAAAGACGGATAGGTTTGATCCTGTCCGCGGGATGAAAGACGTAGCAAATGTTGTTCGACTTGTTTCCGTGATCTCACTAGTACTTTGTGCAAGACCATTCAGGAAGACAAGGAGCGTTCCCTTCCGGTATGGTGGAAGAGAAAATGATTGTCTGGCATTGTTGATCTGATCCGAAAGATCACGCTTGGCAATAACCGGCTGACCTGAACCACCCGAAGCAGAATATATGCGTCTCATGATTGAGCCGTCCAGGATATCCATACCTTGTCGACTGTCACCGTTCCCGTATCCGTCTTGATAAAGACGTAGATCACTTCACCGGATAGAATCACCGGAATGTTGATATCCCATGAAGCCGATCCGCTTGTTCCCGTAGTCAGACCGGAAGTTATCGCCGATGCGGTGGATGGTATGATTATGTTATCGCCGCCTGTATCTGTGGAGATCATTATCTCAAGAGAGGTCGGGGAATCCGTCGCTCCAGAAAAGAAAACCCAAAGACCCCGAAGGGTTCCACTAAAGCTTCTTCGAACTGAAAAGTCAAGATTCATCTCCGCTTTCTTGAGGACCGAAAATGAGTTTGTCACACCTGTGATCTGCGTCTCGTTCCGGTCCTGAAAAATGCTCGTTGTCATCGCTTCCCGTATGTAAAAAAAGATGGGCCGCGGAACGACCCACCTCAAACATCATTGTCAAGAGCTTAAACCTGACCAAAAGAATATAGCCGGGATTTTTTTAGAACACAAGAAAAAAAGGTGGCAAGAAATGCCACCTTTCAAACTTTTCTACCTTTCCCCAAACCATTACCACCGCACCGGTAAAAATGATTTAAAGAGCGGATTTGTTCCGCAATTAAAATGTACATTATTTTGATGAATCACGCAAATGCATGTTGCTATACTATTATTTTACGGCTATATTATATGTGTGACCTAAGACAACGGGTTTCCAAACATCAAACCAGAGCTTAAACATGAAAAACAAAAACACATTTATAATACTCCTTGAAAACCTTTCCACCCGTGCAAAATACTATCTTCGAAGGGATATTCTTGAGAGACTTCGAGACAAAGAAGACATCGCCAAAGCGCTTGTAAAGACTGCTGAGCAATATCCAGAAATATGCACCTTCATACAAATCGAATCATATGATCGATCTAATTGGAATCTAAGCCCTAACGCCCGTAGCGGTGTACACACATCAAGGATTGGTACCATGCTTTGGAACCTGGACCATACAAGCGAACAATACGTTGCCGTTATAGGGGGTGAGTAATGGATCGCAAGAGATACAACGGCTGGAAGTGGATTGCCGTAAAGCGAAGGTTTCAAATCTATCTTCGAGATGGTTACCGCTGCTTCTATTGTTCATGCCATCGGGATGACTATGGGGTGGTTCTTACACTTGACCATATCGATAGTGATCTCATACAAAAAAATGGATCATGGATTCGAGACAACAGATCCACCAATCTTGTAACTTGCTGCAAATCTTGCAATTCAAAGAAAGGCACCAAGGCTTTACCCAAGCGCATTTCTCAAAAGGCTTTTGCTCAGGCATCTGTTTCCCTTCCTGACGGAGACCGGGCTCTGATGTACCGCGGAAGAAAGCAGCTATCACTTTTTGGGAGTTTAAAATGAGCGCATCATCTCGACTCTATTTTGAGATCTTCGAATCGGCACACCAGGAACACGAAGACGCAAAGGATTGTTACTACTATTCCCTTGCTGAGGCAAAAGAAGACAGGGAATGGAGTCAGGTTTTCGGCAAGTGTCTCGATCTGGTCTACAGGGTTCTACTCGAGCAAAACGATACGACCGCATCCGCGTTTACTCTCTATCATCAATCAAAATTGTACGCGGTCAAATGCATCCAATCAAACGAAGAACCCACCTTGGATGGAGCGTACCAATCCATGGGGTATGAAATGGGCCAGACCAAAGAAGAGCTGGCCACCAAATCAATCATCGAAATACCATTCTAAGGAGAAGCCAGCCATGTTTAAAATACAATGCGATTGCGGAAAGATTAACCGGGTCTACCATCAAAACTGGACCGCCATCATTTGCGCGCGATGCTACAAAGAGATCCCAAATCCAATTCATCAAAAGCAGCGTTGCCGGGAAACTGGAAGATATCAGTCGGTGCAAATTGACCAAGACACGAAGAACGAAATCAAGAGGTCGGCCGATTTGCTAATGATGGACTACCAAGACGCTGTGGATCTGTTCGTTGTTTCCCCAAGTCGGTTCCGCCAAATGGTTCTTGAAGAGCATCGGGAATGGATAAAAATATAATAGAATATTGTGTTATTTTGTTGCTATACTATTATTTTAAGGCTATAATATATGTGTGACTCAAACACCACGGAGCTTAAAATGAAAACAAAAGACGGAATGGAAGAAATTAAAGCACTTATCGAAATATTAGTCGAGCTTAAATGTCGGTCTGGATATCAATTTACTTCACGCAAAGCCGCACCAGCATTAGAACCAGTAATCGACATTATATGGGATGGACTGACAGATTCTCAACAGGAAGAAATTGCAAATTTTGAATGGAATCTGGAACAAGAAAACGGACTAAACCAGCCACAGTGGAAACCAGGTCTCCCCTGGAGGAGGATGACTATGCCGTTCGCTGGAGGTGACAGTTGAAACCAGGTCTCCCCCTCAGACTTCTTGCCCGAAACAAATAAACATCAACCGCCCCCTAAAGGGGGCACCAAGGAGCTTAAAATGACAATGCCAGAAATACCAACCAACATCGAAGAATTAGAAGAATACAAAGAGATGGCCGACTACATACTTGGAGTCGATCCAATAGAAGATAGGATGCAAGCCTTTGACATCAACCCCGACTCTAAAGATGCCGATCAGGAATGGGAGCAGATTGAAAAATGGGCCGAGGAAGTAAACTATATCGTAAAAAAAGAGCTGGGCAAAATACAGGATGCCATCCTCAACTTCAAGATCGATCAGTACCAATCAAGAATTGAAGACCAAAGACTTTCTTCTCCTCTGGTGTACTCATGAAAAATTCTCAACATATCCTTCTTGTAAAAAACCATTTCTTAAATGTATGGAGCGAAGATCCTGATGTAACATTAGAAGAATTATGGGATGACTGCGAAAACATATCATATGAAAAATGGAGCGAACTGGAAAATGATCTTGAAAATCTACAAAAAGAATGGATGTATTTTTACCCGGCAAGTGATTCCCGGCATTGGCTATCAATAGAACCAACTAAAGAATTAATGTTTCTGCGCTCCCTCTTTCCTTGTTCCGCAGCCTGTCGACACAATCCGGATGTTCGAAGCGGATCACCATACGAATCACTAAAAAAACAGCAAGAAGAAATTTGGCTCCAAGTAAAGAATGAATACCAAAAACTTCTTGAAAAAGTGCGATATGATGAACAAAAATAAAAACCTCCCGGTAAAAGCCGGGAAAGTCATCGGGCTTTCGGATGAGATCTATTTTACGGCAAGCTCAGAAGAACACATGAAGGCGCTTGACGTACAGATCAGAAATGCAACCTATAACGAACGAACGAACACCTTCACGGGAATGGCTCTTCCTGCCTCTCCGGATATGGTGGGCACGCTATACAAGGTTTCTATTTCTGAAAACTCAATATGGTGTACCTGCCCGGCTTATAATTTCAGGGTTCGACCAATCAACAATATTTCAAAACAAAGGAGGTCATGTAAACACATCTTGGCACTATCAACCAAAATTCTAACATCATTTCAATGGAGCAAACATGTCTGAGACAACAACCGGCCAACAAATACTATCCGATCAAATCATCGAAGTCATGAACGAATGCAAGACGATCAGCAAGTCGGGAACCAATAAACATCAAGGGTATGAGTACTCAGCCGAAGAGGACTATCTACCTGTAACGAATGCCATGATCAAACACGGGCTTGTCTTGTCCATACACAAGATCGACGTAGTGGAATGCGCGATTCGTATATCCGGCAAGGACCGATCCTCAAACTACATTTGCGCGGTGGTTACATATGAACTCGGATCTAACAAGACCGATGCCACAAAGAAGATTCCGATCCTGATGACAGCACAAGACAACCAAGACAAAGCAGCACCTAAACTTCTCACTATGGCGCTCAAGTATCTTTACAACCAGACCTTCCAATTGAAGAGAGGAATCGATCCAGATGCCGATCGCCTGGATATCTTTAAACTGTGGAGCGAGGAGAATGTCGAAGGTGGATATGATTCCGTTGTCCGATATTCCAAGAGCAAGCGATTCGGTAACCCTTCGGAATGGTCACCATTTAACAAATTCCGCCTCATGAAGAAGATCATGGAAGGCGATCACGAAATCGAGGTCAAGTCATGAACAAGATCAAATGCATCAACCCAAAGTGCCGGGTCTCTACTCGATACACGGGAATCCTCCCCAAGCGCATAACTTGCAAATCCTGCGGCGCGTATCTTCCGATTGGTCTCACCGAACAAGGGAGGCACGCAAAGACCGGAACCAATACGGGAAGCAAAAAGAACAAATACATAATCAAATCCATGACATGGGATGAGAACATGTGGAGCGATTTCGAGACGCTTTGCAAGATATGGAAAAGCAAGAAATCATCCCTCAATCGTTCGGTCTATGAAATACTGATTAGCCAAAACAGGAAAATGATCGACGAATACAAATCAAACATCATCAAGGAGCAAAAATGAACGCACGAATAATTTTGGACCATCACGCAAATCAGCAATGGCGAAAAGAAAACAACATTAAGAATATTTGGGATACGCTGGACATTCTCGGCTACCAGGAATCCGGGTTCGGCTTTATCTCAGAAATGAACCACCCAGAAAAGACCAAGACATTTAATTCCTTTGTCTCTTTCATGCCTGACCCCTGGCTTCGTCCTCCTCGATTGATGGAAACCGAAGAGCAGGTACAAATCTATTTCTCCGATCGATCCATTCTATCGCATGAAAATGGACATTGGGTAGCTACCAAGGAGGAACAATGAAAAGCGATCTTGATATCTTCGTCTTCGGTCTTTTCTTCTTCTTTATCTTCTTCTTTCTGGTGTAAGATGCCTTATATCAAAATGCAGGTCAGGCGAAAACGAGACAGGGGAATTCGAGAAATAGACTATGAGATCAAACGACACATTGCCCAAAAGAGAGTATTGGTATCGGTTCAGTTGGCTCTACCACCATCCAGCGCTATCATTATCGATGGTGTTCTGATGATGATAGAAGAACGAATCATCGAACTCGAAGAGGAGATCCGCCTCCCTCGATTATAAAGATCTGAGCTGGCCGCCAAACTACCCCCGAAAGGGGGTTTTTTATTTGATGACCAATTGTATTATCTTCGGAACCAGGTTTAGAAGTCTCTCCGACACAACGAAGCTTATCTCTTCCTGTGTCAATTCGTTGGGTGTATCTTCATCAAGTGGCCCACCTTCTTTCTTAAGATCTCGAACCATTAATTTTAACTCACGAGCCACCACCATTATTATCTGCCAGAATAGCATTATCCCTCCATTTGCAATTTGATCATTATCGCCATCTCACAGACCTGGTGAAAGTCCAGACCAGCGGGATCGATCTTTCTCTTTGTTAAATGTAGATGCCCGCAAAAACCTTCCCAGCTTCCCGACGCAGCGTAATGATCCACCTCGTTGTTTTTGTTGGGAACCTTCAAAGGAATACCTGTCGCCAAACTCACGGCAGCCCATAACGCGGCAAGCGCCTGGATCTGATGCGGATAGAAACCAAGATAGGGCTTTAATGATTTTCTATGTACATGGCCATCGGTGATAACTGGACGTTTGCCAAAGCCATTCTTTCGATACCAATTTTGGTATTTGGTAGAATAGGCGTTGCTCAGCTCTACCCCGATGGTCTTCATGTTGTGTTTCTTTGCGTGGTAGCAAATGTTTTCCATGGGGGCAAGCTGATATATCGTTCCATCGTTATCGATACAGAAATGGACACCGAGGTTTCTTTTTTTAAGAACCTTGGCACATGTCCGGCTGTTTAGACATACATCCCAATGGTTGACAAAGTATTTGGGGTTTCGGCTGGATGGTCTACTCGTGCAATCCAGACCCCCGGGCTCATCCCACAAGACAACCTTGGACCACATGATCGGATAATCCTTTCCCTTGTATCGAATGAAGCTTTGTTCCTTGGCTTCGATTCCCGCGTCTTCGGAGATCTGATCACTCATGAAATGGGTGTATAGTCTTCGGTATGTCGATGGCCCAACCAATCCATCGGCATCAAGATCAAACTCTTTTTGGAATTCTATTATCTTCTCAATCAGATCGGCATCGAAATCAAAAGCGCCAAGCCATGAAGGGGCCCACCCACGCTGGACGGCGCTATTTCGGTTGTATCGGATCTTCTGTTCGTTGGTCATCTTGCCGCCCGTTGCTATGAATATAATATAATGAAATTTTGATTATTCATTAGCTATTTCTATACTTTTGTGTAGGCAGTATTGAAATGGTGACTGTTGTCTTTTGCGCTCCAATATCAAACTGGGTATTCGTTACCATGCCGATCCTGTCCTGGTAGGTGTTGCCGCTTTCTTCGCAAAGGCCGGAAATGAGTTTGCTGGTTATGGACACAAGATCACCGGCACAAAGAACGGCAAACCTTAGATCCAAATCAAGGACCAGTTTTTCGTTGGTGTAGTTGTCATACCCCAGCATTCTATACATATCCGCCTGGGCATGATTTAAACGAGTTGGAAGACCCGCGCTTCCTAATCCGCCGTCATACATCCGGGCATTATCTCTAACAATGGAATCCAGAATCGGCAGACTTTTTGCCTTTGGGATGATGTCCGATATGTTTCTATTTGACTTTTCTGCGTTTACAGCCTGCCCATAATACATGTTAGACACGACATAAATATTTCCATTCTGTGGATTGAATAGATCGTGAGAAACTACCCTTTGAATATCCGAATCCACTATGGCAATAGGATCGACCACGTTGTTGTATTCGCTCGGACCATAGGGATCGACACATCCGCGTATCGAGATCTTTCCCTGTCTGAACACTGGCCATATTCCGCAATTCTTGGATAGGTTACAGAATTCCCGAAGTCCGCTTTGCCAGGCAGCCTCTACCGGTACTTTCCATTTGTATGAAGGGTCTTGATTTGCCAATGTTAGAATCTTTCTCTTTTGCCAATTGCTATCGATATGATCAAAGACAAACGATCCGGGCTTTGCTCCAATTGACCAGTTGGCCGGGTATTTGTCAAACGAGCCATTCGATCCCGTTCCGGTGGACATGATAATCTTTCCGAGTATATCGCCGGGAAAGTCGTTTAGCATTGCAACCCGTGTAACTACTCCGTTGGCTGTTGTAAGAGAGCCCGCACTTTCTACGGTTGGGTAGACTGCAGTAAACAGAACAACATCCAAATAATTTACTCCCTTTCCGGTCCATTCTATATAGTAGGTTCGGGTTCCGTTTGATAGCTTGACTACTCCATTTTTTCCCGTTTCCTTGTAATAGCCGCTAACGCTGTTCACGTACAATTTGGTATCTAAAGCAAAATTAAAGTCTGAAGTAATCGTGTCCTCAAATCCAATTGTTCGGAATATGGTAGACGGTTGATTATTTTGATGGCCCGTTGCCGATGTTAGTTGGGTGCTCGAGCTTATCCCGGATTGCAGCGAACTAATCGGATCGGCAAATTGCAAATAGATTATCGGTCCTTCTTTTCTTGCTGTCTTTAGTTGGCCCAAGGCTATAACCTCAAACCCTGTACCGATGTCGCATTCTAATTTCGCAAATCGACCCCGCGCCAATTGACTATGGAATGGTTTCTTGCCTTCGACAATGCCAAGCGAGAACCCGCCGAATGATACGCTCCATCCTTGAGGGGTTACATTTGTACCCTGTACCTTTATTCCTGTTTTCAGGATTCGAGCGCCATACCCACCAACTGATCCCGTGCTTCCAATCACCAGGTTTCCCGTACCAAGAACATCCGGGCCCATCTTGAAAAAGACCAGCCTATATTTTGGTACGATAGACTTCTTGCCCAGTTGCTCAATAAACTGTGATGACCAACCCATCAAAGCCACCAAAAGCGTTTTTCATTGTCGAGGTTTTTGCCTCCCTCTTCTCTTCCCGTATAGGTCAGCACACCAGCGGTATCGGTCAAAGTCGAAGATATGAATCCTGAGTTATCAGGCTTCCAAGAAAACAGGGTTTGATAATCAACCACAAGACGCAAATCCAGATTCCATAATTGCCCGTGTTCGTTCGTAATAATGTTGGATGTATCGCCGGCGATTCGTTTCAATACAGGATAGTATCGGTAATAATGAGCAAAGCCGATATCTTGATATGTAAAACTTACACCGTTATCGATTACCATATTGCCGCCGGAAACATGGGATGAGACGTTGTTTGTTATAACCTTGACGCATTCATTGGTAGAGCCCGGATTCGGTGTAACGATATTCAGAAAGTCACCCGCTGCAATTCCATTGTTAGACGTGGATTGATAGAAAGGATTGCCGGATAGATAAATCGTAGTATCTCCGGTCAAAGGGGGATGTGTAAGAAAACCAGCAAAGCATTTATCAGAATCCGCAGAGAATGAAACTGAATAGCCACGGTCAAGATGAGATTGGAGAGCCCTAAACTTTTGTGCAACGGTCTCACCCAGAATCAGCCGATCGCGCTGGATGGTTATGACCTCACGAATGGCGCCGACTGTTCTTTTGCTTCCACCATCGTATCCTACCCCAACTTGTATATCTGCTTCGAAGTCCGTGAAAAATTCCCCCAACTGTTCACCAAGATCGATCGTCTCTAATCTTGTTCCGTCGGGTTCGGGATAAAACCAGAATTTAGCATTGCCCATTTTTATTCTCCTTTGGTGGCCAGCTCACGAAGAAAACAGGGTCGAGGTAGAAGATCCGAACGCCTCGAACCTTTGTTCTATTTGCTGGACCAATGTTTCGACAACGTTCCCATCAACCACGGCGCTATTAATTACAATGTTCATACCAGACCCGCCGCCAAATCTTCTCTGGATTCCCTGGCTTGCCTGTCCGCTCCTTGGCACGACTACTTCACCTTCATGGAGCATTGCCAATCCACGCTTTGCCCCGGTGTATCGAAGACCACCTTCACCATGAGGAACGCGAAATCTACCGCCGCCCATTTTGGAATCGAAAATAGAAAACGGCGCCGTGATCCATTCCCATATTTCTTTCATTATAGAAACCAATTCATCAAATGGGGCAGTAACAATGTCGGCAAATGCTTGGGCCAATTTTCCCATGGCTTGTGTAAATGAGATAAAAAATTCCATTGGCAAACGCGACAATGCCATTAATAATTTTCCAGCAAGATCGATGAAAAGATGAGGTAACACCTCCAACAAAATAGTCGGAAGCATCATAATACCGTTAGTGATTGCAGTGTTAAAAGCCTCGCCTTCTTCTCTAATTTCTTTGGGCGATTTCTCACCAAGATTTACCAACGGTTCGAATAGCTTACCAATGATTCCCAAAGTCTTGCTGTCGCTTTTTTCAATTGCCGATTCCAAAGACTTGCCAATCAAATCCCCGAATCCGCCGCTTGCAAATGCCGCGGTTAAGTCTAATCCTAAATTAATGTTTGATTCCATGGCGGCCAATTGACCTTGTTCCCGTTTTAAAGACCGAAGATTGTTTACAAACTTTGTGATCTCATCAGTTGGCAGGCTCATCTCCTTAAACAAATCAATGAACTGATCCGCACTCTCTAAAGCCGAATCAATTTCTATTCCTCCTTTCCTGAATTCCTTGGTAAAGTCAGAAAACCCTTTTTGAGCCTGTGTCTGTAGCTTGTCGAATTTCGCAAAGTCCTTTATAAAGTCTTTCTTGTCTCCAAAGATAATCTTACCAATGCCGCCGTCTTTCTTTGCTTTCTTTCCTTCTTGATCTGCTTCTTTTGCCTTTTCAATTAAAGCCTTCAATTTCTTGGCTGCTTCTTCGCTGGTGTTTCCGGTGCTATCTATTTCTGTAACTAACCCAGACATTGCCTTTTTTGCTTCATTGGCTGATTCCTTGGCAAGGTCGATTCGCGATTGGATGTTTGTAAAAGCTCCGCCGGCTTTCTGCATTCCTGTCATTTTTAAAATTGTTCCGATGTCTTCTCCGACTTTGGGAACCAATTTTCCAAGCAATACAAGCGCCATGATTAAAGGCCTGATTTGAGATATGACCATTTGGGCAATCGCATTACCTGTTAGCCTGATCTCCGTGGCAAACAAGGACATCATTTTGCCAATGAAAACAACGGCGCCAACTCCCTCGATTATGATCTTGTTAAAAATTGACATGCCGCCAGTGGCGTCCACAAACTTGTCTCGTAGAAATGCGGTCACTACGGAAAGCCCCGCAACGCTTCTTTGGAATGCCGCCGCCATATCTGCCGACTTCTTTGCGTTCACTCCGAATTTTTCGGTGAAGGCGGTAAACTTTTCAAGCGGTGCCGAATTGCCAAGCGCCACCATCAGATTGCCCGCGTCTCTTCTAAAGAGCTCAGTAGCTACCTGGGTCTTTAATTCAGCATCCTCCATGTTTTGAAGGTTCTTGATTAGGTCCTTAAATACCTCGTCACTTGATCGCATGGTGCCGTCGAGGTTCTTTGTAGAGATCCCCAATATTTCCATCATTTTGTTGGCGGTTGTTCCTTCTGCTCTGATCTCCTTCATCCGGTGTGGAAACTTCTTAAGAACAGTATCGGCCGCCTCCATGGATTGTCCACTGGCAGCAAAAGCAAACTCCACCGCGTTTATTGTTGTCGCTGCCAAATTGCTGGCAGTGCTTAGATCGTTCAGCCGGTTAACGGCATCGACCGCACCCTTTGTAAGCTTATAGAAATCCCTTGATACATCGACAACCGCTTTTCCAAATGAGCGCATGTCATTTTTTAAGGCCCCAAGAATAGGACCGGCTTTCTTTAGGGATGCGCTTAGACCTTGCAATCCCTTTGCAGCTTTGTCCGTCTGGAGATCCAAAATATATTTGACTACGTTCGACATGGTTCCCTCATAGAATATCTATCAAGTCCGATATAGGTATGGTTGGGAATATCATATCCTTTTTTCGCTTGCTTCGGCTCAATACTTTCTTTGCTCGTTCTGACCTGGCTTTGATACACTGAATGCAAATAAACAATTCGGACCAAGTCAATTTTGAGATCTCATGAGGTAGAACACCGTATGTTTTCGCAATGATATCGTAAAGGTGGATTAATTCATCGTTCTCGAAAAAACTGTTCGATCTTGGCGCTACCCTCCTTGTACCCGTTCAGGGCTTTTTCAAGAATAGATTCAATATCTTTTTTTGGTATTGTTCCAATCCATAGCCGGTTCGCGTTCTCGTCTTGCTGATCTACCGTATGAACGATCTTGATCTTCTCCCATGTCGCACCCTGGTCGATACTGCATTCTCGGACAACCTGACAAATCACTTTGTTGTTTTGCTCGTGTATCTGTGCGAGCATCTCCGGACGAAATCCCATTTGTCTTGTCGCCTCAAGAATGGAATCGATCCTTTCCTCATCCGTTCCGTTCTCGGCATTCTGGAGTTTTTCCATGTTCTTGAGGTCTTTGGCATTTCGCATCAGTTGACCGGCCACCATGAATTGCATAACTCCGGCCTGTTCGGCTTCGCTTGGCGAAAGTATTCTACCTCTAATCAAGATCTTTCCATCGAAGATCGGCAATGTCCAATACGACGATTTGATAATATGGCTGAGTACATCTTTCATTTTGTCTTCCCCTAATGATAGATAAGTCTGCCGAGCTCAGCGACAAACCATGATAATATAATAATCTATTATAGATTAATTTGCTGTTCCGCTGGATTCCTGGTTCACGATCACAATGGAAAAGGCATCGTTTGCCCCGGATATATTTGCGAACCCCTGGAAAGTGAAGCTTCTTTCTATCCGGCCGACCGTACTGATGGCATCGTCATAGGATATCAATTGGGCATCCTTCAAGGTAATCGTAAAGGATTGTGAACTGGAATTGGTGAAGGCGATTACGACATCTCCGGCCGTTCCCGCTAACTGGGCAGTATATAGCGCATCGTCCTCATAATCGGCAGAACATTCAAGAGTAATTTCTCGCATGTCCGTAATGGATGGTTCCGATGTCAACTTAGACCCGAGAAGGTTTCGCCGTTCGATCTTGTTATCAAGATTCAAGGTCATGCTTCGAAGGTTGTAGCTTTGAGAATCAAACGTCAAAGCGGCCGCTTCATAGTGGAAGACATCCTTGTTGGCATTATTATATGAAGCAGTGGCGGCGGTTGTTCTTGCTTCCGAAGTCGATCCCACAAAGGAAAAGCTTCCCATCATTTGTCCGCCGGCTTCAATACTCAGCCCCATTGTGCTGATCTTCATTCCCTTAAACAATTCACTCGAGGAATTACCGCGCTGCACATTGATAGTCAGAGAGGGAAGATCCCCGGTGGTTCCTGCTGAATAGGTGTGGGTGTAATCAGAACCAGATGGCCCGGTAGTAGCCAGCGCACCACAGGCAGCCTTTAAAAGTAATCCGCTGCCATTGTATCCAATTGGAAGCTCGACATCTCCCTCGCACAATTCAAAACCATCGAACGAGCCAAACGAGAAAACACCGGCGCTTGTAGACAAATGGGTTTTCTGTGATCGTTCTTGCTTTCTTTGCAATGATTGAGAAGCGATCCGATTCGATACCGTGGTGGAAGCAGCGTTCCCCCACGTAGACTCTTCACCCAACCGAATGAAACTTCCTCTTCCTAATTTTGCCGCTGGCATGACAGACCCCTTGGATTATGATGGTGGATATTTGTTGGATACCTCAAGATAACATTTCACTTGTATCTCTTGGAATAAACTGGTAGTGATAAAGGCGCCTAATAGGTAGGTCGTATTGTTCGTGCCACCTTTAGCCATAATGCCAATGTAACCAGAAGAAAAAACCGTTTCCAGCGCATCGAACCTCCCAGACGAATCGGTACCTGTTGAATCAAAAGAAAAGACCTTAACCTGTTTTATACTTTCAAAGAAGACCCGATTGTTATACGGTGCCTTCATTCTATTAAGGAGCGTACTATATTGAAACCATACATAGACGTTCTCATCAACTGATTTCTGAACCGTTGCCGATGGCGAATTAGATGTATTGTTTCCGGTTGGGTCACCCATCACCAATCTACCCCGAGGGGTTCCCAGAAAGATCGATGCCTGCATTGGGCTGGATGCCGTGAACACCGACGCAAGATCCGTAGCCGAAGAGTAATTCCAATACAGGAAGATCAAGCCGGTGGAATTCTCCTTGTTATCGTATACAAAGGCATCGACTTCGAAGGTCAATTGACGATTGGCAAAATTAAAGGATGCCCGCTTAAATGTCAGAAGGTTGTTGTCATGGCTTACAAGAATCGCGTCGAAAGCATCAGACCGGATATTCGTCCAGAAGGGATCGAAGTTTGAAGGCACCGTAATCGATATGTCCTTTGTGGCCGTGGCAGCGGGTGGAACTCCCCCAACATATTCGAGCTTGATCGCGATAGGAATCCGCTGCTTGTAATTTGTTGAATACCAGGACATCAGGCACCATCATCGGATTGGAATTTGACCGTAATCGTAATGAGGCCGATCCCGGTGTTAGACATACCGACTTCCTCACCGTCACCCGCTGCAATGTCGCATTTGACATCATCAACAAGAGACCCCAAGGCCAGTTGCCGGTTTGCCGTAATCTTCTTGACCATATCAGAACATAGATTCAGGGCATTGTCAAGCCTCTCATTGAATGCCGAACCACCGACAAAGACAAAGGCTTCAAAGATTATATCGCCTTGAAATCTTCCCAGGGTCGGACCATAGTCTTCGTTCACTCTTCGAAACCCAACCGTGGCGAATGGTATCATAGGGGGTATGTCCACCTTTCCCCGAATCACGTTCCCTTCCGTCATATCAAGACCCGAATAGTAGCTTGCCCCGGTATAGTCCTGGGCAATGATACTAACAATCTGCTTGTGAATTTGTACGGTTCTCGAATCAGCCATAATACTTTGGGTCCTCGAGATATAACCTCATGTATCTTTTTATTCTATTTGGCACGGTCTGATCCACCTTGTCAAAGGCGCGCTCTAAATAGAATCTTGGCGCCATTCGACTGGTACCCTTTTCTACAAAAAGAGCATAGTAAGCACCGCGCGGTCTTGATTGAAAACCTGATCCAATTTCGCTTCCCGCGGTTAGTCCAATATCAAAGGCGCGCCCCTTTGCCTGCTGAAATGTTCTGATTGACTTCCACAATTCCTTTGTTCGAATTTGTGGGTAGTATGTCGCATTCGTTCTTGCTTCCCTAAGAAGCTGGGCCCGTATCTCACCCGCAAGCGATTCCCTTTTCTTTGCTGAAATGAAGGCATGGAAAAAAGTCCACTTCCTATTGATCATCTTCCGGAATTCTTCAAATGTCATGCTCACAGAATAACCCCGGGGAATCTAAGATAATTAATATACTGTTTTATTTCCGGGGGCATCGTCTTAGGTGATACTCTTACAGTGCTGTTTGATTGTGTGATGCTTTCTTTTCCCTGGGTAGCTTTGTTTCGATGCAATTGAGATGCCCAAACACAAATTGCATGCACCAAATCACTCGGTGCCGTTACCGATGTATAGCCGGCCACAAAGACAATCTTATTGGATCTGTATCCATCATCAAAGACTTGGGTGGCAGTATTTGGATCGAGATAAACGCGGGCCAGCTCGGTATTAAATGTATAGGTGGAAGAGTCGATAAGGGAAGAGCTTAGATACTGCCTGTTCGCATCCGAATGAATCGAGGTTATCGACACAATCGGCGCGATAGGCAATTGTAGAGTGTATCGATCATAGTGGGTCGGCCCATCCACATACAAAGTATACGTCGTTGAATCCAGGACCGGAGTTTGGTTTGAACTACCGGAATCCCCGGACCAACCAGGAAACCCGATGTATCGGGCAACGGCGGATTCGACACGGGCCAATAAATTGGTGAGATCCGTATCTGCTCCGGTGCTGCCCGATAACTCGGGAAGGTATTCCTTGAATGTGGATAGGCTAACAACCGCCATGATTATTTATCTATGGAATACTGGAAGGCTACATTTTTAGATCCTGCAGCATCGGCGGAACCCATAACGGCGCGCAATGAAGCAACGATTTCAAAAGCACCCGAAGCAATATTTCTTTGACTTTCGATCTGGAGACCTCGACGAAGATATTGGACATAAGAGCTTCTATTGTAGATAAGATATCCCGTATAGTCTTTTGTTGCGTTGTCATAGATTCCGTTGGCATTCAAATCATCGGTCATAAACCGAGACATGATAACGGGCATGCCCAACAACGCGCCAACCTGTCCGGTTAATACTGTAGCTTGTGGTCCAAACTTATCAATGGTAGCAAGCTCTGACATATCAAGAAGGTTCTTGATCAGAAAGCTTGGAGATACAACCATCAATCGTTCGCCTGCTCCAAACTCGCCCATTTTGGAAATGCATGTAACAATATCAGAGAACTTGACATCCGCACCACTAGCAGGAGTGTTTTCTGTAGAAGCAGCAAAAGCCAATTTTCGCCAACCGTCAAATGTCAGGCGGTGATCGCTTGCTGATCCTGCTGTCCATCTTCCATCAGGTCCGGTCCAATCTGCCAAGCCTGTATCGAATGAACCAACAACACCAGTCTGACCGTTGATCATGGTGTCCTCGAACCCAGATTCGATACTCTCTCCTATGTTGCGAGAGAGCAAACTTGCAAGGGCTAAGGCTGAATCCTCCGCCGCCACTTGGTCCACGACGCACCGAACGGTCATCCCAGCAAGAGAAATAACAGTCTGTCCGGTGGTTACGGTAGACGCTGGATATGCGGATGCGTTTATGTCATCAGTTGCGGTTCCCTGTACATATGGCTGTGCGCCTTTTGTAAGGGTTGGAATGATCAGGGAGCCCCGATCACATTCTACCGTTGGAAGAAGAGATCGAAGACGTCGGGGAACGGTATAGGATTCATACAGGGAATCGACGAATTGTGCTTGTGTCCACTGGCTACCTTTTCCTGGGTCTCCATCATATGCTTTTTCAAGACCCGGCTTGATGCATCGGGGGGCAACCTCGAGATGCTTGTAAAGCTTAAGGTCCATCTTGGGGGTATGAGGATTTGCCATCAGCATGCGGGCGAAGTTTCGTTCCTTGTTGATCTTCAAAAGCTTGGCATGCCATTCGTTGGTTGGCTCGGTCTCGTCAAGAAGTCCGGGAACGTTTGAAGTCATGGCACCTTGACCGCCAATCTGTATTTGCTTTTTTTCTGAGTTCAGCCGGAGGGTTCCATCCTTGCGAACATACCGTCGGAGGGTTTCGTCTTGGGCGCGATATTCCGGTGCTGCCTTGGTATAGGCTTCGGATAGTTTGCGCTGGGATAGTTTAAGATCCTCGATTTGCCTGTCCATGTTGGAAAGCTTATCTTCGGCGTTTTTCTGATGGGCCCGAAGACCATTAAGGATCGATTTGGCTTCTTCAACCAAACCCTGATTGACATTATATTCAGACATGTTTACTCCAATTTGTTATTTGTCTGTTTTCATTAAGCCGATGAGATAAGACAGGCTTTTGATTTCGTCCTTCTCGGCGGCTGGTTGGTTTGGCTTTTCGCCAAGTAAAGTTTTAAGGTATTTCTCTTCTTCTATTTTATTAATTTCTGTATCAATTATTTCTTTCATGTGGCTAATTCCTCGACTACCAATTACGAGCCACTTCATTTGTGCAACGACACCAGCCAAACGAAAATCTTTTAAATGTCTTGCTGCCCATGATTCTCGCAAACGAATCGCCTTTTCTTGATTGTCGGTTTTTGGCTTGCCGTTATTTTTTAAAATACGCCGCAAAAGAGAATACTGTTTATTTCCAAGAATGTTTCCACCTTTGGCCCAAATAGTTGGATACTTCAACTTAATATTTTCCGCATAAGCAATTGGAAAAATGCTGTACCCGCTATTATCAAGATCAACCTCTAAATCATCTCCTGCCTTAGGAAAATTCGTACTTCGATAGGTCAAACTCTTTTCTTTGTCTTCTTCGTCTTCGGAATCATGATCGTAGTATTCCTCTTCAAACTCCTCTTCTAATTCCTCTTCATCCTCTTCGATGACCTCATCTTCTTCCTTGGATTCCTTCGCATAGTACACGACGAACCGCTCTTCCTCTTCGATGATATCCAGGATGTGTTTTGCTATTCTCCGGAAGACCCGTTCTTCTGCTGAGCTCGCCAACTGTTTAGCGGCAACAGCTTCTGAGTTTGCCGGAATGGTTACCACAGAGACCTCAAGAAGCTCCGACTTTAGAAAGAACATCCCATCGGCACCCTTCGCAAAATGGTCATCGGGTAGATCGCTTCTCTTTACCGACTCGATAGGATTGAATCCAACCGATACGGCATTAAGAAAACCATCCTTGGTCTTTCTTCCAATCTCAGCAGCGCGGGGGTCCTTCATGTCGAAATCGATATCGATCATCAGGTTCCCATCGACTACTTCAACCAAACCCTTTCCGATTGGAAGCTCAGTTGCGTCATGATTGAAAAGGACGATGTTATTGGATTTGTACGATTCCAGAGACCAACCGTTCTGGTCTATAACATCCCCGTATCTGTCAACCGCCGAAGTCGAAGCAATAAAGGACATGGATATTTTCCCGTCTTTCTGTTCCGGGCTTGCCACCTTTTCAACCAATAGATTTCTTCTCAGCATGTACACCTCTCGAGAAGAGTATAAACCAGAAAACAAGCGATTGCAATAATTACAAGAATAGGCAGATTTAATAATAATATAATTAAAATTATTGTATTACTATTCCTTGATTTCTACATAGCCAAGAACGCATCTACAATTGCAATCTTCCTCGGCGATACCAAATTCGCCCGGCCTAAATGTAGTAGAGCCGTTCCCTGTTACGAACTCACCGGAAACCGCTATCGTCTGACCATCCAATTCGACATGGGATTCCCGCACGCGGTCATCGTTTTCCGTGATCCATACCTTCTTGATCTTGACTCCAAGATCCTCGGCTTGGATGTATGCCGAATCTATAGCGCCGTTTATCGTTCTCGTTGTTTCGGTTCTGGCTATGTTATCCAATCTTCCTGTATCAAAAACCGGGGCCCGTCGAATTTGCGATATAATATCTTCTTTTGCTGTTCCCTCTTCCCGGCCGCGATTGATTAATTTTCTGATGAACCGCATTGTGGTGTTCGCTACTTCCTTGGCTACCTTGTACACGTTCTTTCTAACCCAGGATGCCGCGTTTGTTATAAAGCCCTTTTCGATTTGTACATCTATGATTCTAAATTCTTCGGTATCTCTACCCGCTCCATTCATCACCTTGTCCAATTCATCCTGCCCAATAACCGTATAAAGTTTTCTATAGGTATCCCATACCAATTTTTCAATATGTCGGATCTCGGCCTTTTCCGCTTCGAGTGCTGACCAATCATCAACGACCACGAACGATTCCCCTTCCTTAACTATGTAGCCTTTGACTACGGACTTCCCGACTTCCTCTTTCAATAGTCTTTCGGCTCGAGCGATATATCTCTTTCTTGCCGATCTCAAATAGCGCGCCCAAATGAGCCGCATCTTCTTATGTGCCGGAATGTATCTTTTTTGGTAGTAATCATCCCAATATCGCCGGCGGTACATTGCCGCTTTCTGTTCCGGGTCTTGCTGGTCTTGTGGAGAGCTGGCCGGCAAAGTGTTCTCGAATAATCGGACGATGGTTTGTTCCGCGCCTTGGTCGATGACCTCAAAGTCTGGTTCGTCTGGTTGGGCATCGGAAGAGATTGGCGCGTTGCCAAGCCCTTCGTATTCATATGCCGCTTCGGGTGACATGCCGTTCATTATATGCATTTGAATCCGTTCTAATTGGCTTTTCCGGATATCCTGCAATTCGTGAACCGTACCGAAGTCATGCTTTACATATAGATTCCGATCCCAAAGTCGGGCAAGCTTGGTCAGCATGATATCGATTCGTCTTGCTCTCTTCTGCTGTACCTGCCAATAGTTGATCGCCTGTTGTCGGGAAGTTGCGTAATTTGCGGCCGGCAAACCAAGAACGCTTGGAGGGGTTCCGATGCATGCCGAAATAACCTCCATGGCTGTCTTTCGAACCGTGGCGAATTCCATATCTTTCGGGGATAAGTTGAGAGGCTTGATTTCTGACGCTCCGGATAAGACCATAGCGCCCCCGGCCTTTGCAAGCTTGTTGTATCGATCGGAGATATTCCTTCTCGTCTCTTCGGGCCATATGTCAGTAATGTCCTTGGGTGAGATCAAAACATCCGGATGCCCCTGGCTACTTGATTGGCTTGCCAGGTTCTGAGCGTTTAGATCGGCATTCAATTCCCGCGCCAATGGTTCTACGCTTCCAGTACCATACAAAGATTTGGGTCCAGTAGAATAGCTTGCATTTCTCGCGGTGAGTATTCGATCGGGTGGATAGATCACTGCCTGTCCATTGCTGGTGTGCTCGTATCCAACAAGACCCATCTCATTTGTAATGACGCGCACTTCGTCCGGATGAAGCCTGACCATTGATACAGGAATCTCAGGTCCAAGGAGAAGTACATAGCAGGAACCCGAGAGCACAAGATCGAGAGTAATCTGTTCCCGGAAAAGGAAACCGTCAATTGCTGTACTTGGCTGTTCAATCAGATCAAGAAACGGATGCTCAAATATCTCCTGGGCATCTCTTCCCTTCCCCCTGTATAGTCTCAAGTCAAGAGCAGAAAGGTCCTCAGTTGCCCGATTGATTGCAGCATATAGATAACCGTGATTTCCATACGCTTCGAGAGCGGTAAGCGCGCGGTATGGATTCCGTACTCCGTTTGGGTTCAACCATGAAGAGCCATGATTTTCCTTGGTGGGCTTTTCCTCGATCTTGGCCTGTCGTGTCTTGAATATCGAATAGAAGCTGTCAAATATTCCCATGGTGCTATCCTATCATGCTTTGACGATCTCGAAGGATTAAGATCTGATCCAATTTGTCTTTGATGGACTCGATTGATTTTTCCTGCTTGTCGATTGTCTTCTCAATACTTTCTATCTTCATAACGATCTGATTGTGCATCCGTTGGCGCTCATCAAAGAAAAGCTCTTTGTCTTGATCGTATTTTCCAATAACCAATTCATACCGATCCCGTAGCATTTCAAGATCTTCCCGAGACTGGGCTCGGATTTCTTTAACCTGCTTCATGGAATGAAGATACAGCCAAAACAAAAGCCCGGCGGTTATTCCAAGAGATCCATAATCAAGGAGATATTTAAAAATCGACTCTTCCATTTTGACACCTCTTTTCCGTCAATATAGCACAAGATAATTACAGGTGCATTCTATAACGCGCAAGCCAGCACACCAAATATCTAAGCGCGTCCAAGCCGTGATCATCCCTCTTCACTGGTTTGTCCTTGCCCGTCGTTGTTTTTGCCCATCGGTATTTTCTGAACTCGAGTAGTAGGTTCTTGCATTTTTTGAAAACATACAACCTTGGTTTTCCCTCAGCATCAAGAGCAAGCCTTTCTTTTACCATGTTGATCGTTTGAGATACCCCAAGATGTTTTGGTGCCGCGTGGTTATGGAGATTACATTGCCGAGCAAGAAGCATCCGCCCGTCCTTGTTTTCCGGATCACAAATTACATGGTCGAACGGTTTATATCTTTGGAAAAGCGCATTTATGGCATGCCCATTTTGGAGGGTTGTTTTTTCCGTGGCAAAGTACTCATCAAAAACCACAAGTCGATCGGTCTTTGCGTGATAGGCCACGGCAAGACAGGCGAACGGGTTCACGACCCCGAAGTCGATGGTCAGAAATACATCCCAGGAATCCCGGTTCGATATGTCAATGTCATCAACGATATGTATATTGCGATCAAACTCGGGATATACAAGACCGGCCTGATTGGTGAAATGTCCGAATATTCTGGATGCTTTTGATTCGTCGGACATGTGGCCGACCGTTTTCATCATCTTAGCCGATGAAATGTATGGGTTATCAAGTCCGGTTATTTGGTGATAGACCAAAGAGGAATCATTGTTCGGGTTCTGGATAAACAAATCGGCAGGCCAGGTAAACCCGAGGAGCGGAGTCATCGTAAGAATAACGCCGTTCGATATTCCGGAGTCGATGGTACGCATTTGGGCTTCTTCAAATATAGGATATGGGTGTTCTTCGTCCAGCCAAATTAATTCGCAACTCTGGCCCTGGTATTTCTCCCGACCTGAGTCCGCTGACATGGAATAGATCTTGCCACCATTTGGAAGATGGGCAGTTGCCCGGTCCTGTGAATTCCATCTTATCCGTCTCGTTCCGGTTGGAAGATACAGATCAAGCTTCGGGCGAATATAGGCTATCGCGTCACCGTATGACAAAGCGCTTGCGATCACTGTCGAGGGTTTGACATTTGGAACGGTGCTATTTGGTAGATCATTAAGTCGAAGCCATTGCCTGACCCACCATTCACCGCGGCCGGCCGCTACGGCTACCGCCAACATGGCCCCGGCCTGTGTCTTGCCTGATCTGTTTCCCCCGAATAAAGCCGTTGCGGTTCTGCCTTTCGTGAAAACCATCGCCTCTTTCTGAGATGTCCTTTTCTCCGTAATGTTGCACGTGGAACAATGATAGAGCCCCGGGGCTTTCTTGGTCATGGGTTTACGGCAACCAACCGGGCGCGGGCTTTTCTCACCAAGCCCATCAAATCGATGACAATGAGGAACCCATAACTTCGCAAGTGCAAGCGGATAGCCTTTCTGTATGGCGACCAATTTCTTTTGGGTCTGGATGTAGGAATGTAGATCCATCATAATGATAATCTAATCTTCATACTCATCCTGTTCTATTCTGTACATTGCATATCCGGCCACGCAAAAGCAAAGAACAAGAAACAGCAGACATAGGACAAGACAAACAATCATTCCTCAATCTCGGGTTCCATGTATGGCTTTAATTCCTGGTTCTGCTTCTTGATCTGCAGAAGTAGCTCCTTTACATCGACCTCCTCCACATCGATCACCTCCTCAAATTCCTCTTTGCCGGCATCGGTTCGGGTATAGCCCCAACATCTTTCCAGCAGCCAAGCGGAACATTGCCAGTTACCATTCTTGGCATGCGATGTAATGTTAGCAATATGAAAGGCGATCCCATCACCCTCTGCTTTCTTTACCCTCTCGACAAAGGCGACAAATGGCTCTACCCCTCTTTTCCCCTTTGCAAGCCAAGCCATCAAGGTACTGATATCGATCCCCGCTCGTTTCGCCGTGTCCTTCCTGGATAGTCCGAGCTTCACCGATTGACAGATACTGTCTATCCGTTCAGGTGTGAACTTGGTTGGTCTTCCCTTCTTTACTGTCATGGCTTGTCTCCTATCGCTGATTCAACTCTCGCCCGGATTATATCGCAGTACTTTGGTTCCCTCTCGATTCCGATGCATCGAATGCCTTCCTTCTCAGCTGCGATCATGGTTGTTCCAGAACCCAGGAAAGTATCCAGCACCGTTCCCCCGGGAGGAGTCACCAAGCGAACGAGCCATCGCATAAGTTTGATGGGTTTGACGGTTGGGTGTATGTTTGCAACTTCGGAAGCTGTTCTTCCTGCTCCTGCCCTTGGGCTGTTTAATCCTTTTGAGTTCTCACCGTGATGTTGAATTGCTGCCCCTTTTGTCTTTTGCATATCCTCGCAACCCTCCTCCCTTTCTCCTCTGGATGCTTTTGGGCATTGGTAGATGTTGGCGGGCCATCTTGCACCGGGATCATTTGTTGAGATAGGATTTTTTATTTTTCCGCCTACATATTGATCTTGATAACCACCGATCGATCTTGGCCCAACTTCATCATTTGGCCCAACCCAACAAGGATCACCATAACTAAACCGACAACCATTAATATTCAACCCGCCCGTCTTCCACTTCAACCAATTTAAAGAAACGCTCTTCTCAGACAATGGCTTCCGGCAAAGTGTAGCCGGTTCGAAAGAAGGCTTCAAAGCTGTTCCCCAACCATCTGCTTCCTCTGCTTCTTTGGTTGCTGGTCCGGATAGGAATTTTTTTTGTGCTCCAAGTTTATTTTGTCCGGAATTATTCATGCAATGAGAAACGGTTTTTTTAGGTGGTCCTAATCCAATCACCTCTCTTTCAACCCCAAAGTGTTTATCAATCGCCTTTGACAAATCAAGACTCTTCGGAAAGCCTGAGAAGTACAACCAATTGATCGTATCTCTTACTTCAAAGCCTGCATTCTCCAGGTTGGTTACAAGCTTATGAATTGTTCTTGTCGCGGCAAAGGAGATTATATGTCCGCCCGGCTTGAGAACCCGAAGACATTCCTCCGACCATTCATTCCCGGGAACGGATGAATCCCAGGTCTTGTTCATGAAGTCAATCCCGTACGGTGGATCTGTGACAATGGAATCGATACTATTATCAGGCATGGACCTGAGGACCTCGATATTGTCCTTGCAATGGAGCTTATGAATTCCCATTTCAACCACATCCCCCGGGTTGGTCCTTGGTTCCACATCCTCTGGTATTCTGTCAAGGTCATCAAGGTCATCAAGATCATCCTCGAAGACAGGCTTTCCCAACTGATCGATGTCACCAAGAAGGTCTTCCAATTCCTCCTCATTGAATCCAAGAGAAACAGCCTCCTCCTCCGACAAGTCAGCAAGAAGAGAAGCCAGCATATTGTCCTCCCAGACAGCAATTTCGCCAAGCTTGTTATCTGCCAGTGCAAGGGCTTCGGCTTCTTTCATACTAATGTCAAGATATCGAACCGGTACATGTGTCATTCCCTCGATGGTCCTTGCCGCTTTGATTCTCGTATGACCAGCAATAATCATACGGTCTTCTTTCCTTGCAACAATCGGAGCGCCAAACCCAAATCGCCGAATCGATGCTGCCACCTTATCCACAGCCGCTTGATTCATCCTCGGGTTTTTTTCCCATTCGTTTAATTCGGTAATTGGCACCATGTAGGCGGCCGGCTCATTTCCGTTTTCCATTATGTTCTTCCCTATTTTTTTTAATGATGTTGTGTATGTCGATAACAATGATCAAGACCACAAAGACCATCAGCCAAGCGGTTAAACTCATTTCTCATCCAGTTTTTCGAGACATGCGCGGATAATCCAATCGCTTATATTGGTCTTTTCCTTTTTGGCTTGCGCATCAATCAAGGAAACAATCTCACCATTCAATTGTATCGTGACATAACTTGTAACGGTGCCGCTCTTCCTAATGGTCTTCGTCCGATATTCAGCAAGCGCACGGTTCGAATATTGGTGGAACGCTTTGAGGGTTTTTCTATCGGGCATTCATCCAACCATAAAAAGGGGGCACGAACAAAGATACCATCAAATTATGACAGTATCAAGAGACCAAGATTCAAGTAGAGCTGGCCGCGTAAAGAGTCGATCCACAAATCTCACATTGCGGGTCTTCAATATCAGTACTCAAATCTATATACAAATTGCATTCCATACACACATAGATATTTTCATTTAAAGAGTTTGATTTGTTCCGGCATTTCTGCGATTTTTTCAGGTGTCCACTGCGATGACATTGCGCGGGCAATTCCCCAAAACGTCTTTGATCTTTCGGTTCTTCTATTGTTGCCATTGTTTCTCCACCCAACAGGAACATTTACTGGTTGGTACGATCCGCCATGTGCCGAACTTCTTACCCATGGTGTAGGTTTAGTCCACTTCCTGTAATCATCTATAACAATTGTTGGTCTGAGACATGGCAGATTTTTTAACCAAAGCAAAGTCCTTTTTGTAAATGGATCGCCAAACTGATACGGCTGAATTGCTTGTGTATGGTTTGGCATCTTTACGATCTTTAGTGGTGTTGGGTTTTCTATCGCAATGTGTTTGATGGGAGAATGAAGCAAATCCAGGAAAAACTTTTTTGCCTCCATTGCTTTTCCAAATCTTTTTTGGTCAAGCTTTCTATTGGGAAACATTCTAAGCGCCCCGGCCTTTGATATGTAGGTACATGGAGGGAATGCAATAAGCATATCGTACTTTCCGGAATATGCTTCCTTGATCGCATCTCCCCGAATATGCCATTCAGGATAACCACCTGATTGATCCAACAAGTCACACGACCACGCATCAAACCCAGCCTGCCGAAACGAAATACAAACCCTTTGGCTTTCTTCACAAGCTACCAGTATTTTCATTTTACATATGGCCG